TTTTTAAATTTAAAACCACCCCAAGGATACAAATTACTACCTTTGTTTTATTTTAATATTAAAAATTTCTCAGGGTGGCCTATGCTCTTAAATGTTTTGAAATATCGCAACTACTAAGAATGCGAATATAAGAATAATTATTGCTTCTGCATTATATTTTTTCTGTTTCATATTACTTTTTTATTGTAATTCAATTTCTTCCATAGTTACTAATGAACCATATTGTTCAGCTTCTTTTTCACACTTATTTGCGAACTCACAAGCCTCACCATAATAGATAAATGCACCTAGAATGTTATTGCTCCAATCTTTAACTAGAAAGATTTTCTTACCTGCTAATTGTTCTTTAATTGATGTATTATTCATAATAATTGTGCGTTGTTCAGTCGCACCCCTGACTTCTTGGGTTAGTTAGTTAATTGTAATAGGTTCTTGATAAAATCCAATAATCTCTTTTGAATATGTAGCATAAGGGGTATGTAATTGATGCCCTTTATCTAGCATTTCTTCTATACTTTCTTTTTTCCAATAATTTTTAAGGGTTTCTTTTGCTTTTAATAATGATAGAACTTGGATTTCTTTAGTTTCATTATCTTCCCTCATTATAACATAAATAGGTTTAGATAATGACTGGGTTCCTTTTTGATTTTTCATATTAGTTTGTTTTGGTTTATTAACACAAATATACAGCTTATAGACATATAAACATCAACAATTTAAATAAACTTTGTTAAAAAAACGTTAAAGTAATGAATAACGACCAGTGCCCCTTTTTAAATTAAAATTGTTCCAAGCCAATGCTAAGGCCATTACACAGTCATCATGAAACCCGCTAGGTGCAGAATATTTAACACCATTGGCGGTAAACTGATATTCAAATATTTGAAGCTCCTGAACTATAACACCATCGGGAAATCCAATTTTTCCTTGTTGTATTGCAGTTGATAATCCTTCCATTAACTGTTGTTTACTAGAACTTGTAAACTTTAAACCTTCTATATTTATTCCATCTCTTTTTAAATCTTCTAGTATAGGATCGCCTACACCTGTGCTATCTATTAATATAGGACACATAGGCAACCTTTTTATGTTCTCCCTTGTATTGTACCAATCCATCTGATAGCGGTCAAAATAAGCAACATTACCATTGCTATCAAGCCCAATGATTACAGTATGATCGTAAGACTTTGCCAAATCTATCCCAAAACTTACTATCGGTTTTGAACTAATAGGTCTAATACAATTTTGTATAAACTTATTACCAAATGGGTTTGCACTGTTTTCACTTGGATTTGCCATGTATTCCTGTTCAAATACAACTTCCGGTAATTGCATTCTGGCTTCATCTATTTCCCCTTTATCAATAAAAGGATTATCATAACTACTAAATTTAAAAGAAGCCCAATCGTTTTCCCCTTGCTTCATAAATAAACTATAAAAATAGTTTTTACCCCTAGGCGTTGAAAGAAAGATTGCTTTGCCTTTATAATCTGTTAAGGTAGGTCTAATACTATTTTGCCATCCTGATTCCAAATCCGGTATATAAGATGCCTCATCTATTATAACTAAATGAAACTTTCTACCCCTTAAGTTATCTAATCGTTCCCCCGTAAAAAATTCTACTTGTCCACCGTTTGGAAAGTCTATTTTTAAATCGGATTTGTTTTTAGGCATTTCCAACGACTCTGTTAATTTGCCAAAAAAAACTTTAGCCAATCCATAAGTAGGCGTTATATAAGCAACGGACAAACCTTTAACCGCATATGTAACTGAAAGTATTTGCGATAGTTCCGATTTACCAAATCTTCGACCACACATAACAACCCTAAATCTTTTATCACATTCTAAGATTCTTTGCTGGTTTGCGTGTGGATTTGGTAAAAATATTTGCATTATAAAATTGTTTTACCATCTACAAAAATTACCTCAATTTTATTATCAGACTTAATATCCATTTGTTCTTTTGGTTTGCCATAAACCCTGGTAAGTAAAGTTTCTAATGAAAATAAACTTCCTTTCTTCATTGATTTTAAAATAGCATTAGCTATTGTTCTTTCTAAGGCAGTTGCTAATGGATCTTCAAATATTGTATTTAATTGATCCTCAGTCATTGCCATTAAATTTTGTACTGTATCATTAACCTCCGATAGTTTATAACCTTGATCAATTAGTAAACTTACCATTTTTCTAGGCCTGCCATTAGGATTACCCGAAACTCCTTTTGGCCATTGCGATTCTTTATATGGAAATTCAGACATATTATTTATCTATTTTTAATTTAAAATGCTCACAAATTACTTCCATTTTAGATGTATAATAAGTTGTAAAGTCTTTGTATCCTTCGTTGTTCTGCTGATAATTTATATATAAAATACCCCTTAATCTCTGCGAGGGGGTTTTATTTGTTTCTAAATTTGTTTTAATATCATTCAGTTTATCTAGTTCATCCTGTTGAAACAATTCTTCCTTAATAGCTATGTAACAAAACCTTTGATTAAGTTGGAACACCTGTGCAGCATTAACAGGCGATAGTTCCTGTGTGCCAAAGGTAACTTTAATTGTCTTATCTTTTCTTGATGTTAACCCTTCTATTTGTGCAGGTAGTATTATCATTCTAGTTTTTCTTTATGTTTAGTTTTTAAGTATTCCATATGTGTTTTAGTATCCCCCATAACCAAATGACATTGCCTACATAATGCCATAAGATTTTTAATATTATCAGCCTTTTTATCCCCACCCATTCCTCTAGCTTCTATGTGGTGTATGTCTACTGCCTTTGCGCCACAGGATTCACACGGGATAAAATCTTCTATGCCATATCCAAAATGGTTTAAATATATTTTAGTATGCTTTTTTATTTTTTATCTATTTGTTTTAGCTTATTTATTGCCCATTCAATTCCTGATGTACCACCCCAAGCATCCCACATTAAACCACCGCAACCTTCGCTATATGGTACGTCTTTACTTTGTTCATGCCTTTTAAATGATGCCATCCTTGCTATTGTATCCCTAGAAATGTTTTCTTTATTCGCTAATTGGTTTGCTCTAGCTTTGCCTACTGCAGTTCCACAATCACCCCAACCATTTTCATCTGCCCATTTTAATGCTCTCTTTGCATTATTAGAAGCAGATTCAGGATAGTCATTATATGTTTCTGCAAGTTCTTGACTAACAGGAACGCAATTTGGTGCACCATTAGGCTTTAACCCAATAGGTTCGTAACCTTCCCAACAAGGATTCGGCTCTATATCTAATGCGGTTTTAGGCAATAAACCTGATTTAATAGCGGACCATACTTTTTCAGCCTTTTCTTGTGTGTCATAGATACAACTACCTGTACCTATTCTGTACTTACCATTGCTACATTTACTTATTGGCATATCCTATTAATTTATTATATATAGCAAATCTTTTGTTATTTATAGTGTGCAGGTTAAAATTAGTATTGCAATAATCAAATAGGTTTTGACCATACTCTGCCCTTGCAGCCTCGTCAAAGGTTAATAGCTTAATCCATTTATACCAATCTTGTTGGTTGTTTACATAGCAAACAGGCATATCTTTATAGGGATGCACGTTGCTAACTATTGCAGGATTTTTCTTTGCTGCAGTCTCTAATACTTTCAAATTAGATTTCATTGAGCCAAACTTATTTTCTACTAATGGTATAATGCTTATGTCCGAATCTGCGTATGCACCCATATATTTACTTACTTCTGCATAGTCGTATATCGTTGGATTAAGTTTTAAGCCATTAGTAAATACTCCAATCATTCTATCCCAAAGATGCTTTTCCCCTAGATTATATCCTGCAATAATTGTCCTAACAGGGAAATTAATCTTCTTCATTGGATTGCGAAGTATATCAATATCAGGAACGTGAGTGCCTGACCCTGACCAAAACAACCTTACCATATCCGATTCTATCTTATTGTCTTGAAATTGCTCTTCCCCGTAAGGCAAAGCGTTTGGCAATACTTCTACATTAGTATTGTACTTGTATATTTCTTCGGCTAACCTTTCGTGTGTACAGGTACAAAGGTCTGCAACTCGCATATACTCTGTAATAATATCTGTTATATTGCTTTCTCTGTATCTCTGCGCTAAAATGTGAGTAGGTGGCAATATCCAATAATCGTCATTATCAACAACTAACTTAAAGTTATATT